AAAATCGATAGCCTGTTCTTTAGGCTTATCATTGGTTTTGTCTACCATTAAAGTCTCCTTACTTTCTGACTTAATAAATTGATTTCTAAACTCGTTATACTCTTCTGGATTAGAGAAATTTTTCTCTATACTAAAAAGCGCGTCTTGATTAGCTGGTACAGATACCACACTAACTTCATAAAGTTCTAATTCTTTAATTGCAAATACACCTGAATTAGGATCAAAGTCTGCATCTTTTATCATAAAACCTATACTAAAAGCTGACAAAATGCCCTCTTTTATAAGTGTTGTGATATCTCCAGCTGCCTTACTTATTTTGGCAGTTATTTTCAAACCCTTATTATCCACTACATGATCTATAGTTCTACCTATTGGCCTAGCCATATCATGAAATGCTAATACAATTGGGTTTTTAAGATAATTATCAAGAGCTCCCGCTTTCTTCCATGCATCCGATACAACTATGTCGTTTTCACGATCCTCATCGTTAGTACTAGCATAGCCGGTTATAGTCAGACTTTCGTCGTCTCCGTCTGCTGCCTTATTAACAGTTGTAAATGGGGCATAAAGTTTAAGAACCTTATCTTTGTTTAGCATAATATTTCCTCGATTATTCGCTAATCGTCTGTATCTTCATCATCAGCCGGAGGTCTTCCGCCCTCTGATGGGTTTTCTGCGCTACCTGCAATGTTTTGAGGTATTCTCAATTCATCAGCATGTGGTTCAGAACTCTTTTCTAATCTAAGTTCTTCACGCGCTTCGTTGATGGTCATAATTCCACCATTCACTAATCCTGTAAAATACTGGCCGGCTTCTTTAAGTTCTGGGCGTAAAGCTCGAACTTTAACAACCTCTGGTTCCACATCATATGCGAAAAATCGCTCATAGGAACTAAAGATCTTAGCTACCAGTGGTAAAACTGTTGTTTCATAGAATAACTGTATATTTGGTCTTAAATTGGCATTATTTCCAGAATCTAAAAGTATAGGAGGCACCCCTAAAGCTTTTAAAATTTTCTTTTCATGCGAGTTTACTGATTCCGCAAAATCTAATTCACTAAATTTAACTTGGCTTAAAGGATTAACCTTTAAATCACCATCTAGAATCATTGGACGTTTACCGCCTGAATTTGGTTTATATATTCTTACCCAATCTTCGAGTAACTTTCTTTTAATTCTCTGACCTAAAATATTAGGTGTTTGAATAATTAATCCAGGTACTGCTCCATTAGAGAAAAACTTTTCTTGAAAATTTAACATCTCTTGAAGAATATCTATAGAATGTTTTGTACTACGTAATCTAGATGTACCTGTGTATATAGATTTTGAATCATTATCCCTAGTATGAATAATTTCGTTAGGCATAAACTTTGTTTTACCATCATATTCATAGTAAGCTACTTTATTCTTTTTATCAGAATGAACTTCTATTAAACTAGATGGGAGTTGGTATAAATCTCTACCATCCCAATATTGAAAACAATTACCTGTTAATACTAAATCCATAGCTAACTGTCTTCTATATGAATTAGTATCTTCGCTAGGGTTGGGTCTATAATTTAATACTGTGAATAACGCTTTTACCCTAGTTCTTGGTTTTCCATGTATAGGATCAAAAGGTAGAGCATTCTTAATATTAACATCTATTTCTGCTACGGCATCTACAATCATGTCTGTGCCGCGTCTAACAACCTCTAGATTGTCATATGATTTTTCATAGAACCATCTATTTCTTGAGGCTTCTTGTACTTCACCCTGCAAGTTCTGTATACCTGGTTGACCTCGCCATTTCCAGGTATAGGCTAAATCTTTAATTATTCCCATTTTTTACCCTAAAGTCGATATACGACCTTGATATGCTATTGCCCTTCCATGTGAATCAGCCATTCTATAACTTCTGATTTGGCACGGTATTAAAGTACCTTCAGGAGTTAAGAATTTAAAATCTCCAGTAAATTCGCGATCTTCTTTAACCGATTTATACCAACCTTGTACAATAGCATCTCTATCCTCTTGAGCTATGGCGTTTACCCAACCATGGCCCATTAGTTCAGAGGGGTTACGTTGTACCAGTCTAGTATATGTTCGATTTACCCAATTGCAATTTCCATTGAGATCTGTTTCAAACATGGCATCTTTATCATCAGCCATAAGAGCGCGTTGACGCTCCCTCACTAATACTAAATCTTTGTCAATTTTATCTACTTTATCTTTTATAGATGTTCCACCATTTGGTGTTATCTCTGTAAAGATTTTATCAATCTTGTTTGACATATCCGTGTAATTCTTAAATGCTTGCCACATTGGTTGTACTACCTTTTTATATATAAAAATTAAAGCTGCTAGTCCGGTACCTATAGCTGTGGCAAGTGCAGAATAATTTGTTAATATTTCGCCCCACATATGAACATCCTTTTAGTATTTTAAGCGTTGTTTTTCTAACCACCTCTCCTGTTTAGAGGCAGTACTTAAAGCAGGACGTTGTCCATATACAGTATGCAGCCGTTTATGACAATCTTTACATAGAGTCTTAGCATAATCATACATTTCGTATAAATGACTCTCAATGAAGTCGTCACGTACTGCAATTATATCTTCTACAGTATTAATACTGATTTTATTTTTTGTCAACCAATTATCAAATAAGATGTCCACAGTAAAAAGATGGTGGAAGTCTAATGACCCACCAACTCCACAAACGTAGCAAGCAGCCTCTTTTTTATAGCGACTCTTTGCACGATCGCGCACATATTTAATTGGAATTCTTTTAAGTGTAGACACAACAAAAATGACTACTGTGTTTTTATTTTTTTATTCTGCATTTAACTATAATGCCACAAAATAAGGCGCATGTCAAGGATTAATTTTAGTCTAGGTCTATACAATTTTTATCACTCGTTAAAAAGTACAGATAATACTAATAGTATTCCTATACTAACTACACCAAAAGTACCTAATACGGTATACACTAAAACAAAAAGTAAATACCATACTAAAAATATTCCCAACATAAAGCCTAACATATTACTCGTCTTTAACGCATTTATTGTTTAGAGTTAAAACTCCTCCAACATACGAACATTCTAATTCAGCTTTATAAGAATTTTCTTGTGGTACATAGTTACTAGTGCTGCCTCCAAACTCAAATCCAAGGCTGGCTCTTCCAAGAGTCTCCCCACCACTGGTACCAAGTCCAATAGTCACAGCAACCCCGTCAGAGTTCTTGTAAGCGTAGCCCACTCCAATACCAGTGTACCCGGCTGCGTACCCCATACCAAATGTTATACGCGAAGGCTGGTCCTGTGGCAAATGTATTTGCAGTGATTCTGATGCAGCCATATACTTACTGAACTGAGACTGAAAGCTAGTAGTCTCATTAATCCAACGTGAATCAACTATCCCGGCAGGTCCTTGTTCACCTTGTGGTCCCGCAGGACCAGTTGCCCCCTGCGGTCCTTGTTCACCCTGCGGACCAGTTGCTCCGGTGTCACCCTTTGCTCCGGTGTCACCCTTTTCACCTTGCGGACCTGCTGGTCCTTGTTCACCTTCGTAAGTACACCCAACTTCTTGAAAACGTGGGTGCTCGCATTCTTCATCCCAAGTGGCAAAACTTAAGCTAGGAAGAAGTAATAAAATATAAAGTAATTTCATTAAGACATTCTCCGTAAATCCGTCATTCTATCATCTTGAGTAACGGTTATATTATTAGCTGCTTGATAGAGTTGATGAGCAGCAGTCATAGCTGCAACTAAATCAGTACACTTATCAATCTCTTCCTGGCTAGCAACATTATCAGGACTAGATCGCGCAGCGATATCTTCCTGAAATAGTAATTCTGCCAAGTCGGAGGCTGTGCCTCCAGCGTAGACATATATTTCCTGCATTTGCTGGTAAGCTTCTTCTGAGAGGTTTAAGGTAGCAATCATGTTTTTAACTACTCCAGTAGCTTCTCCACTAATTTCGCCCCAACGTTTTTCACTTGTATGTGACATATTTTTTCCTTTTAAGTAATTCCACCCATAGAGCGTTCATAAGTATAAATTGCATATCTTATTGCATCTGCACAGTGAGACGCACGGTTATGTTCTGGTTTTTGATTTTCAATATTCCAGACACCATCATCTGCAATACCCTTCCATTTATAGTTTCTAACAGCGTAAATGGATTCTATACATTCTTCATGAATGAATAATCTATCATTATCTATTACTGCACCAACTGCACCAATCCCATCAATAACTGATTTAATAGCAGCAACTGTAGAGATGTCATATAAAGCAGCCAAATCATAACGAGTTTGAGCCGCAGCAGAATCACAAAAGATATAATCAAGTTCCCATGTATCTACTCGTAAACTAATCTCTTCCGCGTGTTTCTCCGTAGTGCGCTCAGTCGCTACATATTCATCTATTAAATAATAGATGTTATTCCCCTCAGC